AGGTCTATCAAACACATCTTGATCTAGCCAAGAGGTTCTTATTAATTGTCCAATAGACCAACTATCCTCTAAATAGTTGTAAATAACATATCTTGATATTTCACCTGTGCTATCTTGTGTTGATGGATAGAACCACCATACTTCATTAAATTCTTTGTTAAGCAAACCAAAGACTTTAAATTTTTGGCTCATGTCTAGGTTGTCTAATACATAACTTAACACACTACAGCTAAGTCTTTTAACTGAACCATTGTAAAAATAAAAACCATCATCACTCATCCAGTAAACACCACTAGGTGAATTTATACAGCCATTAGGACTAATTAAACCAACACCTTGATTAATTAAGTTCACAGCAAAAGTAAGGGGCGGTCCAACAAAGGTAATGTTATACAAAGCAGAGTCAGTCCAAACCAAGGTTTCTTGTCTAGCTCTTATACCACCTATTATCTCACTGCCTGCTGATAATCTAACTGAACCTGCTGTATTGGTGGTCTTTGGCTCCCATTCTGTAGCACTCTCTTGATCAGAGAAAGCTATCAACATAGGGTCAATGGCACCTGTTCTAGCTGTGCCACCTGCATTAAGTGGGTCAGCACCTAAAACAAACACATGTCTATCTGTATCTGAAACTATGACTTGTAAGCCTTTTGTGGGTGATAAATTAGCACCTGATAATGCAGTAATGTTTATACCTCTAGTGGTAACACCATTAGACTCTTGCCAAATGTAAATAGCACCACCTCTATTGTTAAATAATAAATCTTCACCAAAATTATCTGCTGACCAAAGCCTAAGTTGATTAGTGTCTGACAGACTTGTGGTTGAACCAAAGGTTCCATCACCCCAAGCACCAACACCCCAACCAGTAGATTGCACAAAATTATCTAAACCAGTATTAATTTGATAGGCACCAACAACAGATGAGCCACCATTACCTGTATCAGATGAGTTGGCTGTTACAGTCACACCACTGGTATTTTTAGCCTCTATGGTGTAAGAGTTTGCATTAACAATGGTTGCTATTTGATATTCTTGATTAAGAACATTTGAGTTTATATTGCCACCTAAAGATGATGCACCTGAAAAAGTCACAAAATCATTTTGTACTGCTCCATGGCTAGTATCAGCCACAGTGATAGTAGCATCACCATTACTTGCAGAAAATGTTACATCACCTGCTGATGTGGTAAGTCTTATGGGTGTAACATCATTTATATTATCACCCTCTTTGATATATGCTTTTAAATTAGTACCTAAGAACAGGTACTTAGTGCCTTCTAGTGCTATCCAGCCAAAGAGTTTTCTACTGGTGCCTAAAAAAGTATTGGTGGTATTTTTTGCCCAGCCACCTATCTTTTCTACAAAGCCTTTACGAAATCTGACTAAAGAGCCATCAAACCAGCCACCAGCATTGGTGTAGCTTGTACCCTCTCGATCTATTCCTGCCTTAAATTGAAACTTTGCAAAGGGCATTTCATACTAGGCAATACGAATGATAGCTGTTGAGGCGGCTGCGGCTGGAAAGACTATAGTAAAGTCTCCTGCTGTTGATGTTTTGTCTCCACCAAAATCTATAGTAGCTACTGACTTATCACTGTTAGTATCGTTATAGATCATACATCCTCTAGCTGTCACTGTAGCTGTACTAAAAGTCAAATCAGCAAAATCAGTGAACCCTGTGGTTCCTGAGCTTGTTGGTGCTACTTTAGTAAGAGCAGAACCACCTGATGTGTAATTAGTACCACTTGCTTGACCAGTTGTTGTAAATGCAGTTGTGGTAGCTCCAAGTGTTGCTGAACTTGTGTAAAGTGCAAGCTTGAAAACATTACCATTGGTTGCAAAATTATGAGTAGCAGTCAACAGTTCCTTTTTGAAACTTGTGGTTAATGTTGATGATATTGCCATTTTATTTTAACTCCTTAAAAATCTTTGCTAAATCCTCATGTCCTTGGCTTACAAGTAAGTTATGAATAGTACATCTCTCACTATTAATAGCCTGTTTCATATAATAAAGTATTGTATTGTAAATTGCTAGTTTGTATGCTTCAGCTTGTTGCCTTACATGTGGAGCGGCGTTTTCTGATATGCCACAGATTCTATTGGTTAATTGCTCTGCCCACCACTCAGGGTCATGACCCTTGTTTACTTCAGTCTTTACTGTTATTAAACCAAGACTAGATTCTCCAACATCTTCAAGCATTTACCACTCCTTTGGTTCTACAGGACTTGTTTTGTCATCATGCCTGCCTATCAACATAGGTTCCACAGCTTTTTCATTGTAAGTTAGTTCACTATTTTTCCTAACAATAAGCTCATCATTCATCACCAATGGAAGCATGGGGTCATCCAGTCTATGATAGCCATATAGCTTTTCTTGTAATGGCACACAGGTATCAAGCAATGTAGATGTTTGTGCTATACCTACTTCTATGCCTGCAAACATACATTTAGCCAACCAAAACTCAACACAAGCTCTACCTGATTCTGCAAAGTGTAGGTTGCCTCTATAGGTAAAATCAACACCATAAATTCTTATTGCACCTACTTTATTCCATAGTGCAAAAGCTAAAGCATATGCAACAGTGTTGTTTAGGTATGAGCATTGCAAGTCTTGAACTATTTGCTTAATAGGATAGAGTTTTAAATTCTTACATCTTTTATCAAGCTCACAGGTATAGATAGGCTTATCACCAGTCTTAAGCATTTTAACCATGCCATGTGTTTGACCACCAGCATCATCACTATCTAAAAATCTTGATGGTGGGTCAAGCATAAAGGTTCTATCATGATATATCACAGAGCCTACAGCATTGATACCCCACACTTCATCAAAATGATCTCCATGTGATGCGGCTAAGTTATATTCAAACCAGCTTTTGCCCAAGCCTACAATAGCTACAGTTTTACCTGCAAGCTTTTTAATTGGCTTATCTTTTGTTTCTTGAATAGTCAACTTACATTAATTCTAAGAGAGTCATATCGCATTTCATCTCTTGTGTCTCTGCCTTCACCTAGATTTTTAAGTCTAGCTAGGCTCTCTTTAAATCTAATTTCGTATTGTGCTATGTCATCAGCAGGAAGTTTAAGATATATGGCACCCTCTATGAGAGTTCCATATAATAATGTTTCCTCTGCATTTGTTGAAAGCCATGTAGTTCCTGTGTCTCCTTGAGTGGTTAAAGATTCAGGTTTAGCAAGATAATGTAATTCTGCTGTGTAGTTTTGATCAGGCTTAGGTGCTACCTCAAAAGTATTATCATCAAATAGTGCATAATACCTTGGTCTACCTGTGGTGGTAGTTGATGGAGCAAACTCTTTGATGAAAGAATTGTGCTTAAAATCTAAATAATAGTAGTTGTTAGAATCAATTACAGCCAAGCTAAATGGTGCTAAAAAATCTGTAGGTGTAGTTAGAAACCTAGAGCTAGAAGTAAACAAACCATCCACATTTTTTCTTTGATTGGGTAGCTGTACACTTTTGAGTATTCTATCTTCTGCATTTTCGATAAATGTATTTAGATTGCTAACAAAAGTTGTTTCATCAGTTTCTAAAAAATTTTGAACTGTTGATTTTAGAGTTGCTAGTGTGAGGCTCATAAGTTAAGTATAACACTAACTTGTGTTAATTGTACCACCCATACCTGAATGATTGGTGCAGTAATAGTAAAGAGTGGGCGCTCCACTTGCAACCTCAATCTGTGTATATGCACCTGATGAGCCTGCTGTTCCATTGGTTGTTACACCAGTAGTGTATTCTGTGCCACCACCATGTGTGCCATTAGATGTTGTTGAAAACCTTAATGGATGACTTGAATTAGAAGATGCTGACTGATCAAATCTATATGTTTGACCTTCAGTAAGATTTAAAGTTGGCGCTCTTGAACCATCAATGTAAAAGTAATTAGCACCCAAGTAGTTGCCTACAGTCACAGTATATGTTGTGTATGATGGAGAAGGTGTAGGTGAAGGTGTAGGCGATGGGGTTGGTGATGGTGTTGGAGTAGTGCCAGTAGCACCACTTATGGTAATAGTTCCTAAAGCAGATGTAATTTGTGTTGGTGTGGTAATAAGTGAACCAATAATACCTAAACCAACATTTGTTCTAACTATAAAATCTGTGGGTATAACTGAATTATCAGGTCTAGGCTCTCTAACTGCTTGTGGGTCAATGACATTAGTTCTTGGCTCAAGCTGTGGATGTTTAGGTTCATAGCACTCAGGACAGGTTTTTAAGCCATTCCATTCTTTCCTAAGCTCCTTGAGAAAATATCTAAACCCACATCTATCACATATAGCATATGGATTTTTGTTTGAGGCAAAAGCCATTATGAGTAGTTATATGTTGACACATCAGGAGTTATTCTCACTGATGCTCTATCCTCATCTTGTGACATAGCTCTTAAAAATTCTTCATCATAAATTTGTTTAAGAAAGCTTGTTCTATCAGGACTTTTTTTAATTGATAGGTAATAAGCCAAACCAGCGGCTAAACAAGGATAAAACCTAAATGGTATCTCTAATGTGTTTAAGTTTGCATCTGCATCATCCATTCTTGTCAATACATTCATATGCACTGTGTAGGTTGAGCTTTTATCAGGTGTTGGATAAACACTTATGGTTGGTGTAAGTTGTTTATCTATAAAGAATTGATTTGGTTTGCTTTCTGTACCTTTGTCAGGTATGGCTGAATATTCACTCCTAGAAAGCCTAGTCATCTGAATGTCTGAGTTGGAGCCATTAATGGTTTCTCTTACAAATGCATCTAATACATCTATAGGAGCAGTAGCATTGGTGCTATCTATGTTGTAAGTAGCTGTGCCATCTACCATAGCTACAGTTTTGGTTGCTATAGTCCACTGATTTAAACCTCTATTTGACCATTCAGCCAATAAAAGGTTTAAGCTTCTTCTAGCAGTTTTTAAGTCATATGCAGTTCTAAGCTCAAGTCCACATCTTTCAAATGCTTCCTCAATATACTCAACAACATCTAACTCAAAGTTTTTTGAACTTGATGTAGCCATAGCTTATTTTTTGAGTTTGCCACCTCTACCCATCTTCTTAAGCTTGCCACCTCTTCCCATTTTTTTAATTGATGACTTACCACCTCTAGCCATTTTTTTGACTCCTGATTTGCCACCCATTGCCATTTTTTTGACTCCTGATTTGCTCATGCCACCACCAGCCATTTTGACAACTCCACCTTTCATCATAGGAACAACAGCACCTTGTCTAGCTCTTCTCATATTAGAGCCACCAGCAATATTTTTTTTGATTCCTGATTTATTTTTTTTCATTTAGATACTCCATCTATTTAAAATATTATCATACTCCTCTTTTGTCCAATTACTATAATAACCCATGTCAGCTAAATTTTGTGAAGCTTTGTTTAATTCTTCTAATCTTTGCATAAACACCATGTTATAAACCTCATCATACATTGGCTCAAAGCTTACTTCTTCAACAACAGTTTTAACATCATGATCTTGATGAAAACCCATAAACCAATAATCCTGTTCATTAAAAAAAGTGTTTAGCATGTTTAATCTGCTATTAAACTCATCTTCACTAAGCTCTACATTAAAATCACAATAGATCAAAACTTTTTTGTTTTGACTAAAATTTTTTGTTTTAAGTATTAAATCAGACCAATCCTCCTGCTTAGATAAACAAACTTGCACCTGATTTTTGTTCCAAGTATTTTTAGCATATGGACATGTTGCATGACCATTCTTTTGTTTTGTTTCTAATATCTCACTAGACCAAGCTCTTATTTCAGATTTAAGTTGCTTTTGAGTTAGCATCACTTTTTTCTTTTTTTAGAAGCAAAGGTTTTAACATTAGTAGGCTTGCCACCAACACCTTGTTTCTTAGACCTTTTTCTTCGCACAGCAGATTTTATTTGTGCTTTAGTCATTCTATTAGCTGTGGCTTTTGGCACACATTTAGGGTATTTTCTTTTAGAGCCTTTAGCCTTGGGTCTACCACACTTTTTGAAACCACCACCTTTTTTTGGTGCGCCTATGTCAACCCAATCTTGTTTGAACCAACTTCTTAGTCCACCTGCCTTTGCCATTATGACATTCGCATTTTAGTTCTTTTTTTTCTTGATGGGTCAATGGCACCACAGCCTCTTGCTACAAAAGATTTTACAGCACCACCACTTTGCATGTAACCCATTTTGTTTCTTACTTTTTTTGGTAGATTGGGCAAACCTTTATTAGATGCTGGTATGGGTTTTAAATTATTACTATTTACTGAACCACCCTTAGCTTTTTTTGTGCCTTTGTATTTACCACCCATTTTTTTATATTCTTTAACCATATATGCATTTGCATACGCGCTTGGGTAAACATCAAATTTTGCTTTAGCTTTAGCTTTAGCTTTAGCATACAAAGATGGGTTTGCTACATTTTTTGGAATTGCCATAATTTTAACCTCTTGTTAATTTTACCTTGTTGTTTTATTTTTTACCATGTTGCCTTCTTATAGCATCTTTACCTTTCCTAAAGATACTTGCAACAAGCTTCTTACCCATTACCTTAGCTCTCTGTTCTGCTACTGTCAAAATTTGTATTTTTCTTGCAAAAGACTTATTGATCTTTTTTACTTTATTAACAGTCTTTCTTGCATCTTCAGGTGTAGCAAACTTAATGCTGACTGTATCTTTTGGATTTTCGTCAGTGTATAGCCTTCTACCTGAGCCTTTGGGTTTTTTGCCTGTGCCTACTTTTGGGTCAGGCTTTTTTCGTTTTGCCAACTAACATCTCCATCTTCTTCTAGCCTGTCTTAATCTTGAGTTAGGATTTTTAGCGGCTTTTGGAAACTTCTTCATTTGACCTTTACTTCTAGCACAAAATGACTTTCTTCTAGCCTTTTCTGATTTAGTAAGATTTTTCTTTTTTGTGACTGCTGTTTTTAACTTAGAGCCGGGGTTCTTTCTTCTATAAGCTCTGACACCAGCCTCAGTCATGCCAGCACCTTTTTTGGTTGGTCTAAAGTTTTTCTTGGTGCGTGGCACCATCTTTTGTTTTCTTTTTTTCTTTACAGCCATCTTAAATACATAGCCTTATTGCTAAGGCTATGATTTGATTAAATTTAAGAGGTAAAGATAGTAGCTCTGTCAATGTTACTTAATACCACATGTATGCCACTTTCAAACAACACACCTTGATCAGGTATGTTTAATGTTTCAGTGTCATTG